CGTTTCTTCTCGGCTTCGCGTTTGCGGTTGGCCTCGTTTTCTGCCTTAGTTCGCTGCCATTTTGCCCAATTTCTGACCAAAATTCCGTCACTTTCTGGGCAGCACAGCGGGGCATCGAGGGGTCCGGGCGCCACCATGGTCGCCACCACAGACCGCGGCACCAGAAGCGATTTCAGCTTCGAGTGCGGGATGAACCCGTCGAGTTCTTCCTTTGCTGACCACGACCCGCCGAGAACCCACGCGCCGGCGACCGCGATCCGCATTGGGACACGGACAGGGGTCGTGGGCAGGTTCATGATCGGCTTCGAATCGCTGAACCCGTCATCGACGTAAAACCACGCCACTACTCGGACACCTCCCAGTTCATGCCGTGCCCTGTGTTCCCGCATGACGGGTGGCGAGTGCCGTCGTTGTGCTCGGCAGTCCCGCCCGCGGCTGTTGGGCACCACGCGCACACGGCCTTGGCGGGGGCCAGGAACTCGGCGAGCTTGGCGTCGTATTCGTCGATGAGTCGTCGTACTTCCTTCGTGCTGTTGTAACCCCTACCGAGCTGCCGGATAGCCGATTCGATGCCGCCAAGGGCCAACGCGGCCTTGCCGATACGTCCCAGCAGCTCCGGGTCGACCGTGCGGTCAGGCGACCAGACGTTGTCGCTCCAATCAATTGGGGCGCCGATGGCGTCCTCGATGAGCTTTAGGCGTTTCGTGGCCTCCCCCGTTTCCGGCATGGCCTTCACGCGCCGATCAACCGCCGCGGCCAAGTCTTTCTCGTATTGGTTGTGCCGGGCACGGTCTCGGGATTCGACAGCGTCGGCTACGTCGCTGGCGCGCAAGGTGTCTATGCGGGCCATGACGGAACGTACGGCGTCCCATGACGGGGTGTGGTCGGGCTTCACGGCTGCGGGCGTGTGAACGGCCATGCGGGTACGGCTTGGGCCCGGTGACATCAGTCCCCAACCAGCCGGCAGCTCGCCGGGCTTCACGATGGCCGGGTCGTTGACGACGAGATACCAGGCGTGGCATTGGTCGGCCCACTGAACGGCCTTGCCGGGCTTGTTCAGTTCGTTCAGCCAGTCGGCGCGGCTGATCTTCAGCTCATGCCCGACCAGGATTCGGCCGCTGCTGCTGGTGAACCCGACATAGATGGCGTCGGCGCGCGCGCTCGCGCCCCAGGATCCGTTACCGCCAACCTCCGGTACGAACACACCACCCGGCAGATCCAGGCCGGGTTTGATGTAGTGGCGCCTCAGCAACGCCAACAGCTCGGTTGTGGTGGTGACGTTAGGCATTCGGCTTCGCCTCGGTTTCGATCAGGCGCCCGATGTACATCGCGGGGCCTTCGCCGTCCCAGAAGTGAGCCGGCAGCAGCTCCCAGCGGAACACCCCGTTGCTGGCCGCGGCGTTCAGCTGCAGGCCATCGTTATCGCGGGTGATCGTCATCCACACGCCCCGCCAATCCATCCCGCCAGCAGATTCGGTCTGAGCCGCGGTTTCACAGGTGACGGTGGTCGTGGCCGGAATGTTCCGCAGTTCGACTGTCCCGTCGTCCAGGTAGTGGAATGTCGGGATATCGGGTCTACCGAATTGGGAGGCGAATTCGTCTCCCTCGATACGAATCTCGACTCTTCGAGGTTTACGCATGTCAATCACGCAGCCCTCTCTGTCAGCGCGTCGAGTTTGTCGGGTCGGTATCCGTCCCAGTGGTCCTCACCGGCCGGGGTGGCGACACACACGATCGGCGCTGTACGCATGCCGAGTTCGATCGCGGCCTCGCGTATTGCGTCATCGGAGTCGATCGGGATTGTGGTGTAGGCGATTCCGAGACGGTCAAGGTGCCGCAAGGTCATTCGGCAGGGCTGGCATGATGGGCCCGCTGTGTAGACGGTGACGGTGAGTTCAGGCATGTTCGTTCGCTTTCTTGACGTTGCATTTGTGGCCGGTCGACGGAATCGGTTCCCAGCAGCCGTCGACCTTGCAGATCGGCGAGCACGACAGATGCCGGTCACCCTGGCCGCACGTGACGGGCTCGCCGCACACCTTGCAGCGAGGGAACCGACGCCGCCTGTAACTCATGCGACTACCTCCCCGCTGCGGCAGCCGTACGGTGAGCAGCCGTCCGGGTCGCCGTCCTCGAATAGGTCGAGCTGCATGTCGGCGTACTCGGCACGTGTCACGCGGTCGATTGGTGCCAGGTCCAACGGAACTCGCGAGCGGTGTAGGAATGCCTCACCGTCCAGCGGACTCGCCGAAGCACCACCCTTGCGGATACGCCGATCGAAGTCGACGGCGTCGGCCCACTGCTCGGGATGGTTGTCGCGCAACTCGCGCCAGGCGGCGTTTCCATGGAACGGGCATCCGATGCACGCACTCTTGGCGGTGTGGCCCCACCCGGCAGCTTGTAGCCAGCGCTGGCAATCCTTGCGAGACATGCCCAGGTCGAGCAGCGGGTAACGCGGCCGGGAGTAGTTCACGTCCAGCCGGTTACGCACCCGATGGATCTCGTCAGTAGAGAAGCCGATCCACTGCTCGGCGAACACATCTCGCGGCACCGGTGTCGGATGCGGGTAGCCCAGTAGCTCGCGCACCTTGATCTTGATCGGCTTGAGCTTGTACTCGCTGGTGCACTGGCGCCGCCCCATGCCCTGACGTTCGACATAGGTGGCGAGTCTCGTGCCGATGACCGGGCCGCGACCATCCCCGCCGCACACCGAACAAGAATCGGGCTCATCTGCTGGCCCGCGGCCCGAGCCGTCACAGCCTGTGCATACGCCGTAGATCGGCACCTTCGTGTCCTCGGGGGCAAGCGTGAACCATGGCACCGAGACGAATCGGCCGTCGGGGTCCAGGGTGTCGGCCCGCAGGTTCCCCGACGACACCCGGTGCAGCGGAATATCAACGCGCGCAAGCTCGACGGCAAGCCGGTCCACCTGCTCGTAGACTGCGGGCGGTTCCCACCCGGTATCGGCGAACACCGCAGCATCCAGACCAGGCAGCGTGCCATGGCAGGCCATCAGAGCCAACACCGTCGACTGGACACCAGCGCCGAGAGACAGTACCCGGATAGCAGGCGCAGGCATCACGCCACCGCCTCGGGGTACTGGTCCCAGGTGCGCCCGTCCAGCTCGCGCCCGGCACGCCTCTTGCCGACGCGGTCGACGAACTCACATGGCGTCCAAGGCGGCGCTATGGAACCGTCGGGGAGCAGTGCCCGCCGCTGGTACTTGAGCCGCTTGCCGTTGGCGACAGGTTCATTCAGGCTCAGGTCTGGCGACCACTCGCCCCACTGTTTGAACAGGAACGGCACACCGGCCGCCACGCACTGATCACGCACGGACCGCGCCCAGTCGGGGTGCATTGGCCTTGCGCCCGGACCGGATTCGCCGCCGACGATCACCCAGTCCAGATGCCCGATCCAGAAAACCGAGTCTTTCGCGATCGGGTCACCATGTAGGTCGATCGGCCCGAGAAGCGGCTCGGCGCTCACGAACCGTACAGCGGCCGGGGTGTCCAGCAGTGCCGGGATGCGGAGGTCGGCGCGCTGCTGATCCTCGGCGCTCACGCCCAGCCAAACGTTGGGCGCCGGTGTCCACATCGGATACGTCACGCGGCACGGGCTAGTAGGCACACCCTGGCAGCGGTACCCCATGTCATATACGAGTCCCTCTGTGCTCCAACGATTAAGCAGCGATCGCATCCGCCCATGCCGCTTCGTGAGAATCTGGAACGTGTGCTGCGAGGCCTGTTCCATAACACGGAAGACCGTGCCGATGTACTCGTCAGGAACACTGTCGTGGAACAGATCTGACATCGAGTTGACGAAGATACGGCGCGGCTTGGTCCAGCGCAGCGGCAAGTCGAGCTTGTCGGGCCGCAGCTGCACATCGAATCCGGTCTCGAAATAGTGCCCCCGCGTGCCGCGCCAACGCTCGGCGAACGTTTCGGCGTAGCAGTGATCGCAGCCGGGAGACACCTTGTCGCAACCGGTTACCGGATTCCATGTGGCATCAGTCCATTCGATGCGCGTCTTGTCACCCATGGGACGCTCCGACGGCGTTTGACTCGATGTATGCGATGACTGCCAGGATCGCGGCGGCGAGCCGGTGCGCCCTATCTGTGCTGCGGAATGTGATTGGGCTGCCGGAAAACTCACTGATGACGACGTCCTCCCCTGCTGCTGTCACGAACCCGCCGACACCCACAGGGAACCCGCCCAGCCCGTTTTGAATCGGCTTGGGCAGCTCGACGACGGCGTAGCCGCGTGATTCCAGTAGCTGCGCCGCCGCGTAGAGCGGGTCATGGCTGGGGCGGAAGACTTCGGGTGCTTCACCTAACGGTTCTGTACCGTCATCTGTTTGGTTCACGGGTGTGCCTTTCATGAGCCGCTGGCCTCCCCGGTTCCGGGCCAGAGTGTCGGGTAGATGGCTGCTGTTTCGGCCCAGCAGTCGCGGCATTCGCGGGCGATGAACCGGGCGCGGAAGTCCTTGCCACAGCGCTGGCACTGGAATGTGAACCACGGACGCTGTTCCAGACTCGGCTTCGGTGCGTGCGTACGGTCGTAGCGCGAATTCGGAAGGGATGTCACGCGCCCGCCTCCAACCCGAATAATCCTTGCTGCACGGGCTTTTGGAGCCGGGACACGATCAGCGGCAAGTAGTCGGCTTCACGTTCGATCGCGATGCACTGCCGGTCCTCGAGGACGCATGCCTCGGCGGTCGTGCCGCTGCCGGCGAATGGCTCCAGCACCACCGCGCCGGCCGGGGTCACAAGCCGCACAAGCCACCGCATCAGGTCCAGCGGCTTGACGGTCGGGTGCTGCACGCCATCGACGCTGGGCCGCTCAGACGTTGGCGCCTTCGCCTCGTAACGGAACACCGGGAAGAACCGGGACGCGCCGCCACTGTCGCCGTAGGTATCGGCCATCGCGAAGTTCCGGGCATCGGCTCCGTAGATGGTTCCGCCGACGCGGGGCTGGCGCTCCGTCCCGGCGCGCATCGTGCCGGAATGAAGCGTGCCGCTCTGCTGGTCGAGGGCTTCAGCCTGGTGCTCATCGAGGACTACGTTCGTTGGCCAGCGGCCTGGCGCCTCTGATTTGGCCACCGAGGCCTGGCTCCGTTGGGCATTCGCTGCCACCATGTCGGGGTCGTCCATCCAGGGCCGGTGCCAGCCGTCTTTCATCCGCTGGCCGCGCGTCGTTGAGCCGCCGCCGAGTTTGTCCCCGGTGGGTATCCGGCAGGCGTCTATGTTCAGCGCCCCGGTGCCGTACTCGAGCACGTTCGCAGCGACATTGCCCGCCAACGGTTTCCGCGCAACGACGATGGGCTCGAATGACGGCTTGAGTGCGGTACCCCAGCCCTGCCATTGCTTGGCGGCGACGGTCGCCGGGGCCGTGAGAGGCAGCTCGCTATCGGTACCAAGCGAGCCGAGCATCGAACCCGACACCGCCGAGCCACCACCGTGCCGATGATGAGTGCCGACCACCTCACGCTCGGCACCCGCCGCCTTGTCGATAGCCTTGGACACGTCCAACGACTTCGGAAATCCCGAGCCGTACAGCCATGCGATGCTGTCGCGGATCTCGAAACCGGCGTCCTCGATCGCGGCGGCCAGCCGATGCCAGGTGCGCGATCCCCCGAACGCGAGTAGATGGCCACCTGGCTTGAGGATGCGCAGGCACTCGGTGGCCCATGCCGTGCACCAGCGCTGGAAGTTGAGCATTGCCGCCGGCGAGAGGTCGTACAGGCCTGCATTGAGCGCGGCGTCCTTGTGTCCGCGTCGTTTGTTCTCGCCGCCGGTCCGCAGTCGGGTGGACCCGAACTCGCCGGGCTGGTCCCATGCCTTGCCCATGAACGCGATGCCATAGGGCGGGTCTGTGATCACGGCGTCGACGCTGTTGTCGGGGAACATCCGCGCTGAGCGGTAGCCGAGATTCCAGTCGTATCCGTAGTCGTCAGCGCGCAGCACGGCGAGGCAATCGCCGTGGTGCAGGGTGACCTGTTCGTCTTGGTAGTAGGGGGCGGTCATGTCAGGCTCTCCACGCCCACGGTGATCAGGTCGCGTGAGCTTGGCGGGGTGACGGCGTTTCCTGCCTGGCGGGCCTGCTCGCGGCGGTTGCCCTTGATCACGTAATCAGCTGGGAAGTCCATGGCGCGCTTCTGCTCGTGCGGTTCCAGCATTCGGAATCGGACATCATCGATATCGATCGTGGGGCGCTCGGCGCTCAACAACGACTGGTGTCCCTCGGTGGTCAGCGTGCGCATTGGCTCCGATACGGGCGTGACCATCTGGGCAGGGTTGCCGCGTGGGGTGTTGTTGCGCATCAGCAGTGCATGCCGATCGCGGGTGGTCACGGTCGATAGCGGTTCATTGATCGTGACGGTGCGGCCCTTGCCGTTGTAGGTGGTGACGAGCGCGTGATGATTACCCGATGCGGTGACGGTGGCCAGTGGGTGCGCCACGGGGCGGGCGTCGCTACTGCCGCCGCGGAGTTCGGCGATGAATGCCAGCCCGTCGGTTTCCCGGGTGGTGCGAGTGGAGAATGGCTCGCTGGTCGGGGCAGCGTCTTCGCGCCAGGTACCCCCGCACGGCACCAGTAGTCCGGTTTCGTTGCGGGTCGTCATCGTCCGTACGGGCTCGGATACAGGGCGTGCTTCCTTGCCTTCGCGCCCTTCAACGGGCACCAGCAGCGGCAGCCAGTACCGGTCGATGCCGGCGTGTACGCGGGCCATCGTCTTGGGTGCCAGTGGCCCGTAACTCACTTCGCCGGTCTTCTTGTCGACGAACTTCTTGATCGGCTTGTCCCCGAGGCGTTCACCCAGCAGTGACCAGTCGATGATTTCCGCTGCCGGACGGACTGCGGGCTCTAATACCTGGTTGCGGCACTTGACGTTCGGGCATCTGTACATGTACTGCTGGCGGTACCGACCGACGGTGTTGCCGGGT